GTTGCTATCTCTGCTGGCGGTACTATTAGTTCTACAGATACTAATACTACTTATTCAGTAGGTGATGGTGGACTAACGCAAGTTAACTTTACTACAGCTGATAACACTAAACTAGATGGTATAGAAGCTTCTGCAGATGTTACAGATGCTACAAATGTAAATAGTGCTGGTGCTGTTATGGAGAGCGATATATCAGGCACACCTGCTGGAAGTATTATAGATGATGATACAATGGCAACTGCCTCAGATACAACACTTGCCACTTCCGAGTCAATTAAAGCATACGCTCAGAGTTTAGTTGCAAGTTCAGTTGAATATGTTGGTGGGTACAACGCAAGTACAAACTCACCAGACTTAGATACATCACCTTCTGGGGTCACAAAGGGCGATATGTACACAGTAACAGTTGCTGGTACATTCTTTACGCAAGCATTAGAAGTTGGGGATGTTCTAATCTCGGAACAAGACAGTCCGACGCTATTGACCGATTGGTCGGTTGTAAATAAAGATTTAGACGCTTCCTCTATAAAGACATCTTACGAAAGCAACGCAGATACAAATGCTTATACAGATGCAGAGGTTACTAAGTTATCATTAATTGCGACAAGTGCTACAGCAAACGATACTGATGTGAATTTAAAAGCGAGAGCAAATCATACAGGTACACAGACTACTTCAACTATCTCTAATTTTGATACAGAGGTGGCGAATAATTCAGCAGTAACTACAAATACAGCAAAAGTTTCAAACGTAACGCATACAGGGGATGTTACAGGTTCAACGTCTTTAACCATCGATAACCTTAAAGTAACAAACGCACATTTAGCAGGAAGCATTGCGAATACTAAATTATCAACTAACCCTCTCGCAAGGGCAAACCATACGGGGACACAAACTGCTTCGACTATATCTGATTTTGATACAGAGGTGGCGAATAATTCAGCAGTAACTACAAATACAGCAAAAGTTTCAAACGTAACGCATACAGGGGATGTTACAGGTTCAACGTCTTTATCTATTGCTTCTGATGTTGTAGGTGCTTCTGAACTTGGTGTAACAGCAGGCACAGTAACAGCATCTAAAGCGGTGGTGGTTGATGCCAGCTCTAAAGTAGATGTTTGGAATGTTGACAACCTCAAACTAAACGGCAACGCAATCACGTCAGAAAATACAAACGGCAACATCACACTTATGCCTAATGGGATCGGGAAGGTAGGAATTGGGACAAGTTCGCCTGGAGCAAAGTTAGAGGTTTCTGGAACTATTAAATCTATCAGTACAGGAGCGGCTCATTTAATTTTAAATGGAGATACTAATAATTCAGGTGATACTGGGGAAGTTGATAGTATAATAGATTTACTTGGGGATGGTAATCCTGGGATTTATGGTTACAGAATAAACACAGAAAACTGGTCAGGTCAAACTGCACTTAATTTTCAAGAATATTTAAATGGTAGTTATACAAGTAGATTGTTTATAAGCAAAGACGGCAACGTCGGGATTGGGACTGCGAGTCCTTCTTATACTTTAGATGTCGCAGGAAACATTGGATATTCAGGCGTAATTCTAGATTATTCAGACAAGCGATTAAAAGAGAATATCGAAGATGCGGATTTAGATTTGTGTTATTCAACTGTTAAAAATCTTAATCTTAAACGATACAAATTTATAGATGGTATTTTAGAGGAAAAACAAGACCGTAATCAATTAGGGTGGATTGCTCAAGAAGTAGAAGAAGTGATGCCAAAATCAATTTTTAAGCGTGAGTATAAATACAATCAAGTTTATGAAGATGAGACTGTTCCTGCACAGGAATTGATTGAATGGGAAGACAATCCCACCGACGAAAATACCAAAGATGAGATTAAAGCGTGGATGGATTCTAACTCATTAGAATACAATAGTGGTGATACAAAACAAGACCTGCTCGATAAAATCCCATCCGTAAAACAAGAAGCAAAGGAAGAACGAACCGAGCAGAAATTAGTAAGCGAAGATGTGCTTGAAGATTGTCATGGATTAAGTAAAGACCAAATTTACGCTACAATGTTTGGTGCAATCCAAAAACTACAAGCAAAAGTGGAAGCATTAGAAGCTAAATAAACAGGAGTAACAATGTCTAAAAAACAAAAAGAACAGACAATAACAATCGACGATAAAGAGTACAAAGTGAGCGACTTATCACAAGAACAAGTTGGACTCGTTAATCACGTTTCAGACTTGTCGAATAAAGAGAATAGTATGAAGTTCAACCTATCACAAATACAAGGTGGGAGAAATTACTTCATGGGATTACTAAGGGAATCTCTTGCGAGTTAAATGGACTTCAACGGTTAATCGGGCTGGTACATTATATCAGCCTGAAACCCCAAGTGTCGTCAAGAGAGAACTTGTGGAAAAAGAAATAAAGCCACAGAAGGCACGTTACAGGGTCTCTAAGGGGGCAAAATACGACGTAAGTGCAGAAGTGGTAGGTAAGCCTGCCATAATCAAAGAAGCAGTTGTGCGGAATGGCAGTTCGTATAGTGAGCAACATCCAGAATCATTTGAGAGAGTTAAATTTGATGTGGATGTATCCGAGCTTCAAGATTATGGTGATGTTAAGTATTATCGTAGTGAGCATGGGAAACTGAGGATACCTAAAAATGCTGTTTATTATGATGCGGAATGATAAATTAGGGAGACCAGATTACTTATGAAACTCATACAATGTTCAGAATGTGGCGAAGTGATTATGAAGCTGGCTAAAGGTAGTGAAATAAAGCCTGACATTTATTCAAGCCACGAAGTCTGCCATATTGCCGATAGCGGGAATATGGTTAATGGTGCAGAAGATTTTGACAGAAAAATGAAATCAAGTGAAATGTTTAACAAAATGTTTGGAGGCGTATTGAAATGAGAATTTTTAGAAGATTTAAAAACAAAGAAATTGAAGACTTGCAGAATGACCTCTATAAACTCAATACAGTTGTCAAGAGTTTATGTGAAGAACTCGGTTATGCTGTGGACTTCAATCTGGAATGGGATGAAGTTTCGGGTGTGATTAAAAAAGATAAAAAAGTACTCAAATGAGTATAATTAACACCAATGTTACCAATACATATTTAGCGTGGACTTAGATAGCTCAATCAGATTAAGCAAGGCAATCAATGGCGAAATGCCGTCTCGATTGGAATACAAAAAGCCTAAGTGGGCAGAAGGGCAAGTTGTCCGTACAAGCGGGCTTGTCGAGGATACTTGTAAGCACGGGGTAGGTCATCCGAATAAAGATTTCCTCAAAGGCAAAAAATCTCAAAATGAGATACACGGATGCGATGGATGTTGTAATGACCAATTTGTTGATGCTAACAAGTGGAATAAGTCTTGAGGATATAGAATGAGTACAACATTCGCAATAATTTACAAGGATAAAGAATTTCCCATTGCACATCGTTGGTACAATGGTGAAGAAGCTGAATTTCGGTGGTTAAATGGGCTTGGCGAACTTCTGCCGAATAAAATTAAAGTAGTACCAACCGATAATGACCATCAAGGAATTAAGACAATAGGTGATATTAAGAAGAAAATAAATGAATAAACCTAACATATCGATCAACATGAATTGGGTAGCTATACTATACATCTTGCTTCACGGTGAACCAGATATTGTTGACGCAATAATTATATGGCTAATGAAATGAAAATTTTTATTCTATCCTTGGTTATTGGGTTGTATAAATTGTCAGAAAAGCTATGAAAAACGTAAACGATTACAGGGATAGAATGGACTCTCGGCTCGAAGAATTAACAGTAATGAACGCTGAACAAAATTCAAACATATCGAATATAAAAGAGACGCTTTCAGAAATTAAAGAACTTTTAAAAACTCAGAATGGACGAGTTAGGAAAAACGAGAATATGCTGTCAGCTATTACAGCAGTAGGTGGTGTATTAAGTATAGTATTTACAGGATTTATTGCGTGGTTATTTAAGGGGCTAAAATGATTTGGATTAAAGGTCAGAGAACGATTGTATTAAGCGTAGTAGCAGGATTAATTGCTGTACTACTTCAAGCTGATTATCAGGGCATATTTGATTTAAGCCCGTTGTTAAAACTATTGATGCAGTTTGGATTGACGCTATTAATGCCGTTGATTCCTATTTACTTGAGAAAGGGTATTGATTCTGCTCTTACCAAGGGGTCTAAGTAGTGCCTCGATTTGGTAAGAAATCAATGGAAAGACTGAGGGGGGTTGATGCTCAATTAGTCAATGTCTTGAACGAATTGATTAAGATAATGGATGTGTCTATAATTGAGGGATTGAGGTCTGAGGAACGGCAAATAGAGCTTGTTGCTAAGGGACTATCAAAGACTGAGTTCTCCAAGCACCTTGAGGGCAAGGCGGTTGATTTGTCTCCCTATCCGATAGATTGGGAAGACAGGGATAGATTCCACTATATGGGTGGGATGATAAGGGGTATAGCACAGCAATTAGGCATCAATGTTCGATGGGGTGGGGATTGGGATTCCGACTCGGAAACAAAAGATAATAACTTTGATGATTTATGCCACATAGAACTTGTATGATAAGTAAAAGATTTGTAGGTTAGTGTGAGAGGATAAAGAATGGCGTATTGCACAAATAGAGAGCTTAAAGATATTTTCCCATCAATAGATGAGTTTGATACTAAAACTCCTATCTACGGGTGGGTAGTTGATTCTGGCTCACGTTATAAGGCTGAAGATTGCGGATTGATTACTCAATTATTCGCATCTGGGGAGAATTTAGGTTCTGCCCAAGCGAGTTCTGGGGCAGTTGATACAAATGGTGAGTGGTACTATACAGATGATGTATGTTACTATTATAATGATGTTTCAAACCCAAATGACTTGCTTATGGAATCGGGTGAAGATTGGAGCGATTTAAGAACACGCTACATTTCCAACGCCTCAAGGTATCTTGATTCGATGCTTGATTCTATGTTGCCAAGGGAACAATTTAAAGACCAAGACGGGAACTATGATTATATTATAGTGAGAACAACAGCCTTACTTGCTTGTAGTTTTTTAATTCGTGCGTCAGACCCTACATCCGAAATAGCAGATGCTTTATTTAATGAGGCGAATGTAAACATCGCATCACTCAATGAGGGTAAGACCAAACTGTCTTGGCAAACAACTGGTGACGCTTCTATGGGGGTTATCCGAGAGGGGTCTGTTAGCGGTGCTTTAAGGATTGTTGATACAAAGGGTGCATACGATGGAGTTTATGATAAGATAGGGGTGAAAGTCACTACGGGTGGTGCTATGGGTACTGCCAAGTATTCTTATTGGGCGAAGGATTCAGATAATCTTGGTGCAGAGAAGATGAATAACGGAGATACCTCATCCTATTCAGATACAATCAATGGCACATACCAACCCATAGGAAACGGGCTTTATATTCGATTCGCAGGGGATACGGCTGACACTGCTACCTTGAATGATTATTGGGAAATCGAGGTTTCTGGTAGGTCGGAAAAAACAGACCTTGGTTATCCACGAACAATTAGAATGACCCGAAGATGACTGCATTTGTAAACATTTGGAACGACAAGATTTTGGATACTATCCGTTCATTCCTGAATACGGAATTTGCGGGTTCTATCCCTATTTACACGGGTTCATTTAAAGACATGGGTAGTCAATCAATAAGACTATTGCCCGTAGGAAGTGACTCAGTAAGTCATTTAACGAGTGCAGAATTGCGAGAGTATGTTCTTGATGTCTCATACACTTTCAAAGAAAAAACAGTAAAAAAGGATACTTGGGAACACATAATGAGACAGGTGTCACACATAGAAGCTCTATTTCACGACAACACAAATAACACCTATTTCGATGGGGTATTACAAGGCAGTCGCATAAATGAAAAAACGGCAGAGGAAGAAGCGATTGACGGATTAAATGTTGTTAGATGGGAATGGAGAGGTAAGTATTTAGGTAACTTAACATAAGAAAGTAATAAGGAATATTATGCAAGTTAAAATGAAAAGAAAAGGTTTATTGCCTAACTGTTGGAAGCAATGTAAGGCTTCTTACGAAGATTGGCAAGAACTACAATCGGGAAAAGAAATCAAGGTTTCTTCAATCCCATCATCAATAAAAAATTTGGTCGAGGTTGTTAAATCTCCATCAAAGCAAGGAGGTAAGTAATGGCTACCGTAGCACACGCATTTTCACCAAAAGAATGGAAGGTCGGAATCGTATCAGATGCAACTAATGCAGGCTCAACGGGTATAGAAACAACCATGTATCAATTAGATGTGGATTCAATCGGATTTCCATCATTGAATGTAACGCAGAAACTTGATGTAAGAAGTGGCGTTGGTCGTACATTAAAAGACGAGGACTTCTTTCAAGATAATATCTTGAGGGCGGTTGAGATTTCTTTATCAGGTACTCTACACAATGATGCGGGACATAAGTTACTTGCACAGAATATATGTAATGATGTTACGACAGATATTGCAGTAGCAACGGGATTTGCACCTGCTTCTCAAAAATATGGGGATGCTGTGCTTAATGCAGCTTCCTCCCTGACTGTTGTTATGCAACCGTCAGATACTACCAACCAACTGGGACTTGAGTTCTTTGGTTGTGTTGTTACTGCATTCTCTATTACAGCAGAGGGCAATAGCGATGGAGGTCAGTACAAATGGTCAGCGACTTTACAGACAGGTAAGAAACCCGATTTAGCATCGACGGCTTCACCAACAATAAGTGCTTATGCGAATACTGACATACCCCTGTTATCAAGCTCAAGTGGGCATAAGGTATTTGCTCAAGATGTGATTTTAAGTTCATTCACAGCTTCATTAGAAAATCCAGCAGTATTTACAGGTGTAGCTTCTGATGGTTATGAAGTGGTGAGCAGGGGGACAGAAATGGCTGTCTCGATTGAATCACAGGTAAAATATGATGGTAATACAAAGGGTTTGATAAATAGCTTTGACACTCAATCCTCGGCACTGTCAGGCAATATGTTTGTAGTGATAAATAATAATGCTTTTGGTGTTGATGTGCAGAATGGTGTATTTACAAACGTAGCTTTGTCTGAGGGTGATTTAATGATGCTTGACTGCTCAATTAAGTCAGTGGATGACGGCACGGATGCCCTAATAACATTTGACGTGAGTGCATAATGAAGAAACTTACATTAAAATCCAAACGTGAGATAAAGATTAAAGAAATGTCAGTAGATGATATTGACTTCTGTAATGATTTGCCTCAAATGAGATACGAGAACGACCAAGTAATTGCGATTACAAACTTGTCTAAAGCACGGACGGCTTGGATTCGCAAGGGCGTTGATAAAGCCGATGATAAACTCATCAAGTCCTTGTCTGAAGATGAGAAGAATGAAATCTCTCTTGCGGTGCAGGAGTATCAACGCTTGGGGGAAGACTAACCCTTACGCTTGAGCTAAATTTTCTCGTACAAGAAAATTGTGGGGGTTGTAGATTTCATACATACCCCTACGAGGCTCAAATTCCTGTCTCTATCGAGGGAAAGTATCCCATGCGGACATTCACATCAGATGAAGATGTTTGGAACGTTATAGACCTTTTAATCGAGGAAACAGAGGAAGCCAATCGTGAGGGCAAGAACTTCAACATTGCGGAATCAGTAATGGCTCAACTACCGTTCTTCTCATGTAACAATCTCATCCTTGACAGGGATGCCCAAAAAGACATTTCCCGATACATCTATTCTAAAGACTTTGGCATCTCGCCTTATAAAGGTTCTTATGGTGAACAACCTAAACTTTGGATAGAGAAAACATTTATATTAAAGAATTTAATTAAAAGACAGAAATCAAAGGCAATGAAACATGGCACTTAAAGACATTACAATACAATTTTCAGCAACGGGCGATGATGTTCTAATACAAACTATAAAAGCCCTCGACATTGCTACTCAATCCCTTATTAAAGCACAAACTAAACTTGCTGGTGAGGGTAAAAAGAAGATAAGTGTTGATAAGGCTAATCTTAACTCACTGAGAAAATTAAATGTAGAGCTAAAACTGCAAGGTAAGAATCTTAAAGCCGTTAAGATAAATACCGATTTATACAAACAGGCATTAAAGGGGAATAGATTGGCAATGGGCAAGATAAGACTTGCCACTGCAAAATACACAGCTTCACTCAAAAAAATGAATGTGGGGATGTTTAGTTCCGCCACAAGCGGAAGGTTATTAAATAACACCTTTGCAACATTGAGGTCAAAGATGTTAATAACTGCTTTTGCTATTACGCTCGTTGAAAAAACGGTCATAAGTCTTGTAAAATCATTTGCACAGCAAGAAGCTGTTAATATAAAATTAAGGGCTGGGCTTGCGAATATATCGGTCACGACAGATGGCGTTACTCAAAGATTGATTGATTATTCGTCGGCACTACAACAGACGACAGCATTTGGAGATGAGTTAATTACAAATGGGATGGCTCAGTTAACTACTTTTGGACTTAATGAAGAGGCTATAAAGGCTTTAACCCCACAAGTTTTGAATGTAGCACGAGCAATACAGACCACAAGTGGGACAATGCCTGATTTGAATTCATTATTTATTGCTTTTGGTAAATCAACATCCACAGCCGTTTCAGCATTAACTCGTTACGGTGTTGTTCTAACTGATACAGAGAAAAAACAGCTCGGAGCAATGGAGGCAAATAAAAGAGCTGGTGCAATTGCAGAGATACTTAACAAACAATATGGCGGACTAGCAGAAGCATATGCAAAAACAACTCTGGGAATGCTTGAAGCTGCTGCCGCAGCCAGAGGAGATGCCGCAGAAGCCTTTGGTGAAGTTTTAGCACCTGCCGTTTTAGCTGTTTCAGAGGCATTAAAAGTTGTATTTGAGGCGGCGACTCTTCAAAATATTAAGATTTTTGGAACAGCCGCAGGAGTTGCAGCAGTAGGTATGGGGGCATTAGCAGTAGCAGCGTGGGCATCGGCGGCAGGACTAACATCGTTCTCTGCAATGCTATTAGCAGCACAGGCAGCATTGGTAGCATTCGACGCAACAGCCGTCGTCTCAACAGGTGGGATTTGGGCAATAGGAATAGCGTTAGGTGTAACTGCTGGTGCTCTATTAAAATTCTTTGGTGCTTATGAAACAGGTGAAAAAGTTCTTACGGATTCTGTAAAAAAGACCAATGAATTTGAAAAGGCGATTAGAGATAAGGGTGAAGCACTTGGATGGTCATCATCGAGAATACTATTAGAAATAGAAGCTATGAAGAAGCGAATGGCAACTGAAGCGGAATTAAAAGTACAACAAGATGCTGGTGAGTTATCTTTACAGAAACGACTTCTTCTATTAGAAGCAAAAACTGATTTTGAAAAAGAGCTTATCAAACTTGGGCATGAAGCAAGTGCAGAGGAGCTAAAATTGATTCAGCAAATCGTAGACAAGAATCAAGCTATTGCAGATGAAAAGAGGGTAAGGGAAGCATCACTTGAATCATATAAGAAATATTTAGAAGCAATGAGGGATGAGGTAAACTTGAGAACAAGTATGAACCAAAAAATAGAATTAGCACATCTGGATTTACTTAAAAAGAAACTCGAGGGTATGTCACTTGATGGTAAACTTACGGAATCCAATTCAGAAAAATTGTCACAGTACATAGATTTCCAAAAACAATTAATCAGTACATTTGGTGTTGGGATACATACTACGAAAAAACTTACCAGTGCGGGTATTGCCAATGGTATTACTTTAGATATGCAGAGTATGAATGTTGAAAAATTGAGTAAAAAAGAAAAGGAGCTTCTGCAAGTTATGATAGATATTTTCAATCAAAGGCAGAGGAATATAGTTCAAGCCAAAGAAGCTGCAGATCAAGCCAAGGAAGAATTAACCACCATTGAGATTTTTCAATTACTTAACTCACAAGCGACCGCCGCGGCGGGAGCTTATAGTTCATTTGTTCAAGGAACAGTAACGGCAGATATTAATGCTTTAAAAGCACGAGATAGTTACCAAAATGCTTCTATGGAGAAACGAGCAATAATGGAAGAAGGCGTTAGGAAGAAGCACGAAAAAGCATTAAAAAGAGCAGCATTATTAGAAAAAGCAGGTGCAATAGCAAGTGCCATAATGAATACACATACCGCATATACTGAAGCCTTACCGAATGTTTTTCTTGCGAATGCAATAGGGGTATTAGGTGCGATTCAAGTTGCAGCAATCGCAGCTACTCCGACTGCATACGCTAAGGGTGGTGACTTCGTAACAAACAAACCTGAATTGATTATGGTTGGTGAAGCTGGTAGAGAACACGTTAGAATCACCCCATTAGATAGACCAGAAGAAAGAGCATTGACAGATGGCGGTATTACTGTAAATATTATGGGTGGCATTGTCCAAGAGGATTATGTTACCAATGAACTCCTACCTGCAATTAATAAAGCGAGAGCATTAGCATAGTGTTAGCCTTCGATACAGGTCTAAGTAATGCTCTTGAGACTCATTCCACAGAATCATTCTGGGTACTGAAGTTATTTTATAACGATGATACGGTAGATGCTAACTTCGTTGGAGTTTCAGACCAAGATAGGGTAGATGGTTCTGATACATACTATGGGGTAGTTTCCAGTTGGGGTGTATTAAGCCACTCATTAGACTTCTTTAACTTCACCACTTCTTTAATGAATATGTCTGTAAAATTAATCAATACAGATAATACAATAGAAGGCGGTAGATTTTCTGACCTACTCTCAACAAATAATTTTGCCAATCGTAAATGGGAGTTATTCCAGAATACTGGTAGGGCTGGTACTTATGATGAACCCGTAAGAATGATAGGCACAGGTATTATATCTGGTGATTTTTCTTATGGTGTAAAGAGTATCTCATTGAAGTTATTAGATTATACCTCTAAATATAATAAGCAACTGCCCACAGCATTTATACAAAATACCGCATCTGGTGATGCCCATTATTACCCAAATGCACCTGAAAAGAATATAGGGAAACCCATACCAATGGCGTATGGTGACTTCTGGAATAAAACAGATATTGGTACAATCGAGACGAGTCCTAAGTTTGATTATTTCTTCACAAAGGGTAAGTTCCCAGCCATTGTAACGGATAATATAAATGAATCAGATGGTTATGTGTATGCAAATGGAGATAGCGTTGTTATAGATCACATTGATGGGGACAATATATATTTATATAACAATGGTCAATACATTGCTTGCAATACTTCTAACACTACCACAGATAATCCACGATTAAAATATAATGGTACATCGTGGTATTTATATATTCCTATGAATGGCAGTCAAGACAATATGATAGATGGTGACTTTGGGACATCATATACACTCACTGCCCCTGCTACTGGTTCTGCATCTGCCACACTTTCGATACCAGAAATAGCTGATATAGGCACGATAAGCAGTGTAGATATTATAGCTGATTATGGGGCATACGATTTTGATTCTATATCATCATATGAGGTGTTTGGGACAAATGGACTGAATGTCGGTAGTCCATTGGATACAATTCAGATACAAAGCGGTGGGGCATGGGGCTTTGCACAAAGTGGGACTGTAGAAATTATAGACTCGGATGGTGGCGGTGGTGCAAGTTTGAATATTATAGAGATGGGAGTGAGAGTCACTTTATCCCCGTCTAAAACATTTGAGACTATCATTACAGAGCAATATGAGACAGCAAGCCCCACCGCTGGGATTGAGATTTCACACGATGAGGCTGGCGATGCCTTTCAGGACGATGTAGTTAAAACCAGAACAGTTACAATCACAACCCCTACTATATCTGATTATATCTATTTCTCGGGGAAGGGGCGTGAGTATCATAGTGATATATCCACCAGAACAACTTACGGTGCAGGAGCTTTATGTGAGAACCCAGTATATATCATAGAGGACATAATGAGAAGGGAACTTGGGCTTACTGATAGTACGATAGATACAAGCTCATTTGACCTATCTGGACTAACGGATTTAGCTAACATATTTGCAGATGCCTATACAAATGTGAAGTTTGCATTCTCACAATATAAATTTATAGGCTCAAAAGATTTAATCAACCGTATATGCAAACAGATACTAAGCTGGGTATTTATATCTGGTGATGGAAAATATAAAATAAAAACCTTGGAAGCCAGCGGTTGGAGTGCCAATAAAACAATAGACTTCAATGATTGTAATTTAAAATCCATCTCAAGGACTTCTTTAGGTGGCGTTAGAAATGATATAACAATAAATTACAATAAAGACTACGGGCAAGACCAATTCCTATCAAGTGTGAACCCAACAGCAGACTCCGTATCAACTCTGAAGACCGTGGCTGGATACAACCAAACCCTCAAGATGAAGATGGATGCAGATATACTGGATACTACGACTGCTACAAAATTGGCTGAAGCATACATGGCGGTATTCAAAGACCGTAAAATCATAATAAATTTCGATTGTAATCGAGCAAAATATAATGATCTGGAGATAGGGGATATAATCAAATTCTCTAATTGGGATAGTGCAATAAAATTATATGGGGTCACTTTAGTAGAGTCTGGTGGTTCTACAGATTATTTCATTATACAGAGTATTAGTAAAAAACCGAACGGAAGTTCAATTAAGGCAATAAAGGTTTCATAATGGTAAGAATTTTATGATAACAGGATTAACCCGTTCCATTGGAACACTTAAATTTGAAGGTAGGGCAATATGAGTAGTTTTATTTATGATTCAATAGGATTTACAGAAGCAACGGTCGCCGATGGATACTATGACCCCGTTCCTCCATTATTTACTTCCTCAAATACGGTTACTAACGAGCATAGGGCTAATGATATGAGCATAGGGTCAGCAATTACAAGTTATGTGGGTAGTGGTGGTGACACAGATACATTAAGATTTGATTTGGGGACAGAAAAATCCGCAAATGTGATTGCGCTATATTTCTCAGCATCTGAAACTGCTGAAATGGAATTAAGTGCAGGCTCAAGTGCTACCGATATGACAGCCGTCAAATCGACCATGACAAGCAATTTCTCGGCAGGATGGAATGTTGTAACGTTTGGCTCAACGTCTAATCAATATTGGTTTTTAAGGGCGGGGGGGACAGTGGACAATTTAACAGAGGTGATTATAGGAACTAAATACGACTTCGATGTAAATTTTGACCTAAATAATAAGATAGGTGAGAAATTCGGAACAGATATTATAACGTCTTATGGTGGTCAGGAATATGCCAATAAACGCCATGCCCCAAAAACAACTTGGTCTTGGAATTGGTCTTATATGTTGGCAAGTCATAAGACTGCCTTGGATGGCTTAAACAGTTCGGTTCAGGATTGGAAGAAATTTATATACTATGATGATTCAAATTATCACTATGTGAGGATGACAAAACCCATGGATTTTACAGAAGTTGCCCCAAGTGTTTATTCGACCTCTGTGAGCCTCCAAGAGCAACTTGCATAGGTAAGTCCCAATAATTCATTTTAAGGGCTTCACGATCCCTTAAATCGCCCTATCGTGGGTCTGGTATTACAACCCCCAACTCTATCGCAGACCACCTTATAAGTCTTTCTACAAATTCTCCAAACTCCTTCTTCTCAAGTTCTTTTGTAGATTCTATGTTAAAGTGATTCTTTATGGTTAAGTGCATTTCTTGGCTTGTGTACCCGAGTTCTTCTGCCAAAACATCAACAATAATCCAGTAATATGCGTTTTGCTGAGAAGACCTTACGCCCGTTGGTTTTAATTCAAAATAGTAATCCCCATCGTCCATCTCAAAATCTGGGATGATGAGTTTCCCTTTTTCTATCTTACATGGCAATCGGGGCATATCAATTCCTTCCATAGCTTTTTGTCAATCGACGACCACACCTTCCCCTCAAAGATTTCCCATTTACATTTACATTGTGGACACCATTTCAGGTCTTGGTCTGCCCTCACTTCGTCATATTTGTGATTTTCCCGAAGTCTTTTTTCCACGCTTCTATTTTCTAAGGCATCAATAACCCAAGATATGGAGTCGTTTTCAGTCCATTCTTTCTTCAATAATGCCTCCAAGTAAGAGTAAGTAGTTCCGTGCATCTTGTATTCTACCCATAATCGGTTCATTCGACGATTCTGTTCCATGTAATACATAATTTCTTATAGAATCCATGTGTTTTAAGAGGTATATCATTGCTACTTGCTCTGAGCTTGTATTCATTCTTTCGGCAATGGACTTGAAATTCTTAAACTTATCCTCATCGCTAACAGTGTATTCCTTACCTTTCCCAAGCATAATCTCATTTTCTTCTTCTTGCATGGACTTTGCCCATTTTATAAAATCATTTACTTTCATTTTATTTCTCCTTCAATTCTTTATTAAATAAATTAACAATCGCCCTAAATAATCTTTTATCTTCACTCTCTATCCAGTCAAATTGAAAGAGAGCTGACAGTTGTTT